AAAAAACTGACCTGAGGTTGACCAGTGATGTACGCATCCTGGGCACCTTTAGATACAAGGTCAATCAAAGCAGCTGACATTTTTACTAATAAAGTATATTAAAATTTTCGGGCGATGACTACACAACGAGAATTATGGTAGTCTTCCAAGCACTCACTTGGGAATCCAGAGATACAGATGATGAGCACTTGATCAGTATCTTTGGTAAGACCGAGGAGGGGAAGTCTGTCTGTCTTACAACTGCGTTTACTCCGTATTTTTTTATCAAACTTCCCGGGAATATTACTGCCCCAAAAATTCAGAGAGTTTACAATATCCTTGATGAAAAGTGTAAAGATTCCCTGGTAGCCTACTCTGTCATGAAGTCTAAGGATGTCTGGGGATTTCAAAACAATGAAGAGTTTGCATACATGAAAGTCAACTTCAAACACCTTCAGGCTCGCCGTCTCGTGGATTCATTCCTGAGAAAACCCCTTGACAGGACACCCGAACTTTTTGATATTTTTGGGGTCAGGAATGTAAAAGTTTATGAATCAAACCTGGATCCAGTACTGCGCCTGATGCACCGCACAGGAATCCAATCTACTGGATGGTTAGACACGGGGGACAAGTGTATTCGTTCGCATCTCGCCTGCGTTGATTTGGATCTTTTCTGTAATGACTGGACAACCCTCAAGCCTGTGGTGAGGGATGACATCGCTCCATTTGTCGTGGCATCTGTGGATATTGAATGTAATAGTTCTACGGGTAAGTTTCCTGATGCAGATGTTCCCGGGGACGCCTGCTTTCAAATCGCAATCTCCCTATGTAAGTTTGGCTCCGACGAACCATACGATAAGACATGTCTTTGCTACAAGAAGACGGATCCCAATCTGGAAGGTTCCACTATTCTGAGCTACGACACCGAAAGAGAAATGTTGGAGGCATTTCAAAAGTATCTTCACAAAAGTGATGTAGATATCATTACCGGGTGGAACATTTTTGGATTTGATATGGAATACATATACAAGCGTGCACAAGTCAATCGGTGTCACTATGAATTCTTCAACTTGGGTAAGTTGAGGGATACGGAGTCGGAACTTGTCATTAAGAAGCTCTCATCAAGTGCCCTTGGAGACAACCTCCTGAAGTTACTCCCAATGTCTGGTCGCTTCATCTTTGATATGTTCCACGAAGTCAAGAAGGGATACAAATTGGATAGCTATAAATTGGATAGTGTATCTAAATTGTACCTGGGAGATCAAAAAATTGACATGGCACCAAAGGAGATGTTTGCTCGCTACAAGGAGGGAGACCCCGTAAAATTGCGGGAAGTTGCCGAGTATTGTATCAAGGATACACTTCTTCCACATCGCCTGATGAAGAAGCTCTGTACTCTCCTAAATATGGTGGAGATGGCCAAGGCAACTTGGGTTCCAGCAAACTTTCTTGTAGAGCGTGGACAACAAATCAAGGTATTTTCTCAACTGACAAAGAAGGCGAGGGAATTGGGTTTCATGGTTCCGACAATTCGGTATGGTGCAATCCCCGAAGAACCCTACGAGGGAGCTACGGTTCTTGAAGCACAAAAGGGTGCATACTATACTCCAATTACTGCTCTTGATTTTGAAGCACTGTATCCATCAATTATGATGGCACACAATCTATGCTATTCGTCATATGTCATGGACGAGAAGAAGTATGGCGCGGTTCCGGGAATCACCTATGAAACTTTCAAGGTTGGTGACCGAACTTATAAGTTTGCCCAAGATGTACCAAGTCTTTTACCTGCGATTCTTCTTGAATTGAAACAGTTTCGTAAGCAAGCCAAGCGGGACATGGCGGCGGCTACAGGTTTTATGAAGGAGGTCTACAATGGTAAGCAGTTGGCTTATAAAATTTCAATGAACTCCGTATATGGGTTCACTGGAGCAGGGAAAGGTATCCTTCCTTGTGTCCCTATTGCATCTACAACAACATGTAAGGGGCGTGCAATGATTGAAGAAACAAAGAATTATGTTGAGAAGAACTTCCCCGGGGCAAAGGTAAGGTACGGGGATACTGACTCAGTGATGGTTGAGTTTGATGTTGGAGATCGTAAAGGCGAGGATGCGATTGCCTACAGCTGGGAAGTGGGAGAAAGAGCCGCTGAAGAGTGTTCAGCTCTCTTCAAGAAGCCCAATAATTTGGAATTGGAAAAGGTCTATTGGCCATACTTTTTGTATTCAAAGAAGAGGTATGCCGCAAAGTTGTGGACACAGGGGAAAGACGGAAAGATGCACATGGACTATATTGACATCAAGGGCCTCCAAGTTGTGCGACGGGATAACACACCCCATGTGCGAGAGGTCTGTAAGGAACTCTTAGATGTTGTTCTCACATCAAGTGATCCCGGTCCACCAAAGGAGTTGGCCAAAGAGAGGGCGATTGAACTTCTTTCGGGTGATGTCCCCAATCATAAGCTTGTATTGAGCCAGGGTCTCTCGGATACCTACAAGGTTGGTGGTAAGAATGTGTCTGTCACGAGCAAAGAAAGTGTCAATATTAATCAATCGCATGTACAAGTTGTCACGAAGATGCGTCAAAGAAAGCCTGGTTCTGAACCACAGTCTGGGGATCGTGTGCCATACCTGCTCACAAAGACCCAAGATTCCAAAGCCAAAGCGTACGAAAAAGCCGAAGATCCAAAATATGTAGAGGAGCATGGCGTACCTGTTGATTATCACTATTATTTCCTCAATAAGTTCCTCAACCCTGTGTGCGACCTTTTGGATCCACTGTTTGAGAATGTCAAGGATGAAATCTTTGGTGAAATCATTAATCAACACAAACCACCGAAACCAAAGAGGGAACCAGCTCTCAGTACTATGAAGAAGGATGATCTCATTGCGGAATGTAAACGCCTAAGTTTGGATGAAACGGGTACTTTGGCGGTACTCCGAGCCCGCCTTAAGGAGGCGAGACAAGGTTCGGTTGAAGATCTATTTAAAAAATACGAGCTAACACAGAGTAAGAATGAATCTTCACGAGAAGATCACGCAGATAGTTGATGAGGAGTTGGAGGAGAGGGTCAACTTAATCATCAACGAATATGCTTTAACGATTTCAAAGAAGCATGCGATACCTTTGGAACTTTTACTGAAGGATATTCCCACTTCATTTGTGAGTACAACTTGTAAAGGAACAAAATCAAGTGGCAGTCGGTGTACTTTCAAAGCAATTCAGAATGGCTACTGTGGTAAACATAGAACCCAAGGTGAAAGGGTATGTCATCGCACATTGTCAAGTTCAAGTCTACACAATCATGGACCAGAGCATATGTTTGTGAGGGGGTGTCCGGGGTGTGAGGTTTCAAAAGAGCTTATAGATTTGGGGGTCTAGTATGGTAATGAGCAAAAACGATATTCTACTAACATCTATCAACAATTTTTACGACAATGAGAAGAATAAATCTACACTTCTGACGATATTGGACAAAACAAGTGGCATTTCTCTCCGCAATTTGGAGTGGTTTATCACAAACTACGCAAAGAAGAATCACACCTCGTATCAAACAGGCGACGGGAAGTTATTCACTGTCCATTGTGCTTACAAGTCAAGCCTCAATGGATACAGTAAGCAACTCTTTGATCCATTTTGTCGGTCTCAAAAGTTTCCCTACACGATTCCGGGTACATCTCATGAAATCCAAACAACTTTGGCGCAATTGAATTTCATCAAATGGTGTATCAAGAATAATATTATTGACTACATTGCCGAGAACAAGGAAAAACTTTTTAGTAAGCAATTGACATGAAGCCCCTGTCAAACACAAAAGTTTGATATCCAGTGTAGTACATGTTCAAAGAAAAGGTTTCTGTAGAAATGTCTATTCCGGAGTCGGTGTCTAGTTTCACTTCAATACTAGTCTTTTCTGATTGAATCTGACTAAAGTCCAAGTTTCCCGATGGTTCCACATTTACTGGATTCAACGAGAAACTATATGTGTAAATATTTCTGATAGGTCTGGATAATCGTTTTTGATATGGGATTAAAAATTTGTAATATTCATGATTTGTTTTTGTAACCTCTGGTAGTCTATTTCCATTTATATAGAAGCTTGCCTCTTTCATTACCGGATAAAGGGTTGTAGTTTCACCTTGAAAATCCAGAGTAGAAGAAAAGTTGAACCGGTTTTCATATAGATACTCACCACCCGAACCACTACCTTCCGCGTCGTCTTCATTTTCAAATATAGTATTCCTGATAAACCAATGAATACATTTCACAGGGATATTGGGAACTAAGTTGTTCTTTATTATGTCTTCGTTAAGTTCACTGAGTGCCACTGGATGTTTTCTCACGAGATCGGTGATCATTGTCTGTCTCTCACTCGCCAAGAACTTCCTTTCATCTGGATTGACTGTTATTTCTTCGGTAATAACATTAAAAGATGGGAGTGTCACCGTATCAGTTGTATTTGTGAAAAATGTTTGTCTGTGAAACTCAAATTCAAACTCAATCTTCTGACGGAAAATTGAACACACTGGAAAGTATGGTCTATTTGGTTTATTTGTGTCATACTCATCACTCGCAAACTTCCTTGAGAAAAAGAAGTGAATGGGTATCACCAGATCTGCGTCATATTGCGCAACACCTGTACTCGTAGGAGCGTCATCAAAACCAAGGTTTCTATTTACAAGAAATCTATTCGCTACTTTTTCTGAAACTTCTAAATAAAGATCGTCATAGATAATACCCCAATCATCGTGGATTTTCTCAACTTCAATATCATCCACAAACATTGTCACACTCTTTAGAATATGTCTTCCCAACTGATCCGCGTAGTTTCCATCGCTTATACCCGGCATAGTGAGACTCAAATACATATTACTCAAAAGGTCGCCCATATTTGTTGGGTTGAATTGTACTTTAATCGTCTCATTAAATGGCCACGAAGGTTTTGCGTTTCCGGGTTTTACAACATTTCTACTCCTGTGATACTTACGAAAGTCGGAATGTCTCCGATCGGTGGTATAATTAAAGAAGGACTCGTCTGGATCTTTGGAAAGCAAGTAGGTGTCTTGCTTCCCAATAGCCTTGAGCGAAATTTTCGCAGCTTCACCCATACCTATCTATTGTCTACATATTTTTAATATCCATTTTCCACATGTCAATGTGTGAGGTACCCTTCATAACTTCAAGTTCTTCCCTCGCTTGTTTTGATTCTTTGAGGAGTTCTCGTACACACTCTTCAGTATATTGGACAGTCTTGATGTTGAGGAGATAGTCATAGGTTCCGTTGATTTTGGGAAAGATACCAGCCAACTGTCTCTCAAGATCATCCTTCTTTCTCTTGAAGACAACAATCTGTCCCTCAATAACCATTGTCACAAACTTTGATTTGTACCCACACATCTTGGATCTAACTTCAAGTACTTTGATGAGGTGTTCTCTTCTCTTCTTGTAGTGTTCAAGGCGAAGATCCACAAAGTCCTTGAGGATTTCCTCGGGACTGGAGTACTTGTAGATGCCCTTGACTGGATGGAAAAGATGCATATTTGAGGTATGGAAACTCTTTCTCAACTTGAGATCCTTCAGAATGTCTTTGCCAGTGTATCCCATAATTTCAAAATCAACATCTTCCGTTGTTGAGTTGTTTGTGAATCCGGAGATGACCTTTTTCTCTACAAGGGCGTCCAGGTACTCCTTGTAGTCTTGGGTCCAGCGCCCCGGTGGAAGTTCTGTCACCTTGAGTCGCGACCCTGTGTCTCGCCACACACCTTCCGTGATCCAAGTACCATCTTCTTTGAAAACCTTACCCTTGAAACCCCGGAACCAAGGACTCATATCTTTGAATGAATGTCCCTCCAAGGCTCTTTGAATATTCTCCTTGATATCCTTGGGGTTGAATGGTGGTACATAGCAACTGAAACCCGTACCGATACCCTCGGTTCCATTCACGAGAACCATTGGTAAAGTTGGCATGTAAAAGTCTGGTTCAATGGAGCGTCCATCATCGTCCAAGTAGTTGAGGATCGGGTCATCCCGAGGATCAAAGATCTTGCGAGCCTCCTTGGTAAGTTTTGTGAAGATATACCTCGTTTGAGAAGCGTCTTTACCACCCATGAGACGCGTACCAAATTGACCACACGGCTCAAGAAGGTTAATGTTGTTTGAACCCGTATAGTCGTTGGCCAACTTAACAATTGTATCTGCCAAGGATACTTCACCGTGGTGGTAAGCTGACTTGTCCGCAACATATGCCGCCAACTGCGCCACCTTCATTTCATCTTTGAGGTTCTTGTGGAAGCAAGCATACATCACTTTCCTCTGCGAAGGCTTGAGACCATCCGCCATATGGGCAATAGAGCGCTTGAGGTCTGCCAAACTGAAATTGACCAAGTCTTTGCGGACAAAGTGGGTAATGCTCAAGTTCTTGACAGATCCATAGGGAACTTCCAATTCTTTGGGGTCCTTCGCTGTACTCTCCAAAAGCCAGGACTTTCTATCATCCGCCTTCTTCTTGTCAAAGGCGAGAACGATGGACTTGTCTGTCATGATATCCATGTCAAACTTCACAGTGAGGTCCTGAATCTTCTTGAAATACTCCCGAGCTTCAGCACTCGTGCTGGTACCCAGACCCTTGTAGTACTTGATTTTCCAACCCACTTGTCCACTACCATACCAGCTGCGGAAAGCCGAATCTGTGTAGAATGACTTTGATTGACTACCCTTGGAAGCCTTGATGATTGGTGTCACCATAGAAACCACGAAACCTAACTTGA